ATAATGCCAAGCTGCTCGGCATATGCAATCGTTGCGTCAACCGCTGGATTAAGCGACCGCACCAAATCCTCATATGCTTGCATTTGGGCTTTGACTTTATCCGTGCCACCGCCGCCAGTTGTATTAGTAAACTGTATTCCACTGAAGCCATTTTTATCTGGCATTGGCGACGGGTTTAAATTTGGACCGTCACCGGGTGAAATTGTTTCTCGATACGGGCCTTTGTTTGTTTTGCCATCTGAAGTCTTATCTTTGCGATTTCCATCAAGATACTTATCTGCCGATTCTTGCAAAATGCCATCAACAGCGCCTGCACGCGGCATGCGTATATCAGTGTCGCCTCGCAATTGACCAAGTACGTCGCCAATGACTGCCGCGCCACTTGCTGCAGATGACAATACGCCCAATAATTTTTCAATCGCTGGGATGCCTGTGTTGATTATGAAGTCAGTTAAATTCTCCAACTCATCCTGATTGTTGATCAGCATGTTTGTAAAACTGCTTTGAATAGTCGTGCCAAGCACATCTAATTTTGCGTCAAGTGCCGCCGCGCCTGCAACAGTTTCATTTGACATAATTGCGCCAGCGTCTCGCGCTTGCTTGCCGATCTCTTTAAACCCAGATGCGTTATTACGCAAAAGCGGCACAAGCGCAGTGGCGTCAGATGCCATCGCTTCCATAAAGAACGTGAAATCTTGCTGGTTTGCCCCAGCCTTTTCAAGCGTGCTTGCGTAAAGCTGAAGCGCTTGCGGCCCTGACAAGTTGCGGAATTGATCTGCAGTAACGCCGACCAGTGGCGCGACCTGCTCAAAAAAGTCTTTCATGGGACCGCCGCCAGTTGCGAGAAAATCACCGACGCGGTCGTTCATATCCTTGATGATATCTGACAGTTTGTTTTGATCGATGCCGACCGTTTTGGCGGCAAATGCCAACTCTTGAAATTCTTCAGCGGTCGTGCCTGCGATCCGCGAAAGGTCGGCAATTTCTTTGCCCAGCGTAATTGCGTTTCTTGCAGCGCCAACGCTGACCGCCGCTGCAATAATTGGTGCAAGCCGTTTGGCCGCTTTGCCTAAGCTGTCAAATGACTTGGATGTGCGGCTTAGATTTTGCTGCGATTTTTTGGCAAATCTGTTGACGTTTTTCGTGCTGCGATCAAGCGCCTTTGTGAGCGCTTTATCTTGCGCAGATAAAATGATGTTAAGCTGCTCCGCGCTGATTGCCATTAGCTGCACTCTCCATCATTTGCTGTAATTCTGCTTTTGTCGGCGCGCCTGATCCCGGTGTCGCGGGTTCGTGCGCCTCTTGCCAACCTTGAAAAACTAAGAAGGCATCTTTTGGGATCATGTCACGAATTTCGTCAGGTTTAAGACCAGCGATTATTCCCGATTTAATCATCTGCCGCACGTTTAAGCGGCGAGGCTTTTCGCTGACTTTTTTTTTGATGCTGTTTCGTCGTTGACGTCTGGCATGAAAGCCACGCCAAGCACGGCCTGCGCGATCTGATAAAAGCGCAAAAGGCTTTCTGGCCCAGCCGCTTGAATTATTGCATCGGCCTCGGCATCTTTTTTGCCACCGCCGACCAGACCAAGCGCAAGCAAGTCGCGCACTTCTTTTGAATTTGGCTTTTGACCGCGATCAAAAAACCCTTCCCAAAGTTCAAAAATGCCTCTGTGCTTATTTTCAAAACGTTCAATTTCGCGGTTCCGCAAAACAAACGAATAAGAGGCGTCACCGATTGTCTCGACAACGCCTCCCCGTGGTGCTTCAGCGGTTATCATCAATCAGCGACAAATGTAACCAATGTGGAAGATGACAGGCTGATTGAAAACGTCACAGCGCCTTCAGTCTCGCCGCCCATCTCAAAACTATCAACGTGAAACGCGCCATAATATGCGCCAAAACTTGGCACAGTTATTTTGATATTTCTGATCGGGCTGGCCGACAGAACTAACGTGTTCATTGCGTCCAAGCTGGTCGTGCCAGCAAAAATGCCATCGCCTGATATAGTCATCTGTTTCAGACCAGACAGGCTCTCCGACCAAATCACGCCAGCTTCAGCGCCATCAACCGGCGTTGTTGCATCGATTGGGCTGTTGTTGATTGTTAAAGACTTTGAATTGATGCCTGCAATCGTTGTGTAAGTATCGTCTCCGTTTGCATCGCCATCGGCCTCGGTGCCAAGCGCCAGCAGCAAGCCGCGCCCAAGTTGCTTTGCCATTGTGTTGGCTCCTTCTGTGGGAAAATGGACGTCATCTCGACGTTCAAAAGCGGGTGCCTAATCCGCAGAAAGGCGTGAAAACCTAAGTGGTCTCCATCATCACGTTGAACGAAATGTACGCCGTATAGCCTCGGCCATCGGCATCGCGCTCAGCGAAATAATCATCAAAAATAAGTTCAATCAGGTTAAACCCGGTTGTTGTCACGCTGGCCTCTTGCCTGTGCAATGCAGTCCTGACAGCCTCGACAACTTGCGTGGCTTCAACGCGACCTGACGCGCTGCGAGAATGTGCGCGCATAGTTAAATCAACCCGCGCGCCTGTCTTGTCATCGACGTCAAAAATGCGTGGCTGCACCTCAACAAAGCGCAAATATGGAAACACAACATCTGCAGGCGGCTCGTCATATACGCGCGTCGATATCAGCGCGGTCAGATCGGTATAATTTATCAACCGCGTGCGAATACCTTTTTGCAGCGCCAGTCCAAAGCCGTCGGCCATTATGCTTTCTCCATTCCGATTTTGACCGCGCGTTTGATTGCGCGCTGAAATTTATCGCCAATGAAATTTCGTGTTGTTTGGATATATTTATAACCCTGCATCGACCCACGATCTTTGCGAGTTGCGCCATACGAAATGCTGACCTGCCTAATTGCGCTTTCTTTGGTGCCTGTGTTGAAATTAACAAAACCTAAAACGCCGTTGTCGTTGACCATGACGTGGCTCGTAATTGCGTCTATTGTTTTGCCGCTGGCTTTAGGCGCAATCCTGCGCGCAAAATTGCGATAACGTTTGGTTGATCGCCGCGTAACTTTTTCCAATTCCTCGCGCACCGTGTCAGGCATTTTTTTAAACTGCTTTGATAAAGCCTGCTGGCCCGTAACCTTCACGACGCAACGCCTTTTTCAAGCACAAACTCGCGCATTTCGCCCTTGGAGTCGGCCTGTGTGGCCGTCTGTATTGACCAAGTAATACCGCGCGCAATTACGCGATCTGCCGCTGTGATCGCCGCTGTGACGCTGTCTGAGCGACATAGCAGAATAGCGCGTGCCACGTCTTGCAGTGCGCCACCTTCAACCTGCCGCTGGCCTGTTTTTTCGGTCAACTCTGCAGATCGCGTCGCCAAGTCTGACCAGTTGTTATATTCGTTCCCATATTCATCAGAACCAGCATCAAGCCGCTGAAATGTGACGCGGTCGCGCAGCAATCCGGCTCTAGCCATACCAATGGCCCCGCGATTGACCCAGCATTTCGTCAAAGCCAAACGGCACGCTGATCAGCTTGTCGCCTTGCGTTGCCTCGCGGTTTTCGTACAAGTGCGCCACCAGCATCATAAGCGCGTGCCTAACGTTCTGTGGGACGCTGTGCGACGTGCCGCCATATCCACAAACGTATTGAATTTGAATTGCGTCATCCCGCTGAAATGTGGCCGGCCAGTTAAAGTTATTTTTCGGCGCAACGATTTTGCGCGTTTGGGTGCCGAGAACATTATAATTTGACAGCGTGTCAGTTTGTAGCGCGTTGTTGACGTCGTAATATTTGACCGCAGAGACAGACTGCACCGGGCCAAGCAATAGCGTTACTGTGCCGGGATTTTGCCCCAGCCATTGACCCCAAGTTTGCGTCATCATGCACGCACCCAGCGCGCCAGTGGCGTCAACGTAAGAAGTCGCAACATTGATCAGCCGCGCAATAATCACATCATCGTCGTTATGCTCAACGCGAAGTTGCGCCTTGGCCTCTGACAATAAAATAGGATCGGCAACGGCAGGCGTCACCAACTCAAGTGCGTGCTGTGCAGTCAGTGTCATTTTTTAGTTGCCTTGCTTTTAACAACTTTTTTGACCGCGCGTTCAATCTTGCTGGCGTTAATTACTGGCTCGGCAATTCCAGCCTCTATGTATCGCTTTCCTTCAGCGTCGGTCACTTCAATTTCATCGCCAAAGTTATGCGAAAAATCGGCACCTGCCATGCTGGTCAACATTCTAATTTTCATTTTGAAAAACCTTCCAAAAAAGGGAATGGGCAGGGCCATGATAGCCCCGCCCGATCTTAATTAAGCCGTGATCATGTGCTTGATTGCGGCGGTGTTGACCAAGCAACCATCGAAGCGGATATAACCAAGGATGCCGAAGTCAGGAGCAAAACGCTCACGCGCGACATAGATCGAAGGCGCGCCAACTTTGCGAACGTAAAACTTTGACATGTCACCAAAGATCATGACCTTTTTCGCAGTCGCCAAGCTGTCCATCGCTTGGTTGATCACAACATTGTAGCCGAGGAGCGAATTAGGAACCCCGGCTTGGAAGTTTCCCATTTGCCACAGGTAATTTCCGTTGCCATCTTTCAGCTTGCGCACAGCCGACAAAGTGCTGTCGTTCATCATGATCGCAGTGCTTGGCGAGGCGCGATAAGCTGGATCGACCGAATGGATCAGATCAAGGATTTCGTCGCCAGTTACAGCCGCAGTCGCCGCCGCAGTTTTGCCAAGTGTCGAACCTGTCACAATGCCTTCGACCGCGCTTGAACCAGAACCAGTGGTTAAGGCAGTGTTGGCAGTCCGACCCATGCGCTCGCCAAGCAATTCGCCAAGCAGGCTCTCCATGTTCAGCACACTGTCTGTGTTCAACTCGGCAGACCAGCGCAGCCACTCGGTGTCAAATGCGTATGCGCTGAGAGTTTTCTGCGCAAAAGTTGCATCCTCGCCGCCGTCATCTGTGACCGCGCCACCTTCAGTGTGCGCCGCCGCAGTTTTGGCAGTGTCATCAATGGTCGGAATGTTAAACGTGTTGCCAGCCGCTGTATTTACGGTTGTAAACAGCGCGTCATCATACATCGGGCCTGACGCAAGCATTGCCTTTTCAATGTAGCCAGCAAGTTCAACAGGAACAGTAAAGCCACCCGCCGAGTTTGTGCCAGCCGTTTGAACGCGATTTTCTGTTTCCAGAACGTTGCGCGCTTCAAGGCTCATGTTTGCAACACCGCCGCTTGCGATCATTTCGCAGAATGCAGAGCGGTAAGAAATTGAAACGCCGTTATCAACCGCAGGGCTGCTGCGATCTTCAAACTGTGGACGCTTGGAATAGTCAATTTCTTCTGATCTGGCGATTGCCGCGTCAGCTTTTTCCATGCGCTCTGCACGTTGACCAAGCTGATCATGATCGGCCATCATGGCATCAAATTCACGCTCAATCTCAGCGGCACGATCTTCTGGGGTGTTGTCTTGAACTTCGTCTAATTTTGCACGGGCATTGGTCGCGATACGCGCCATATTCTCCCGCAATTCGATTGCGTTAGCCATCTATGGGCCTCCATTTAAAGGATTTGGACGTCATCACGACGTTCATTCCGAAGCGGTTGCCCAAGCCGCAGGGAAACAGGCAAACAGCGGGATAGCGCCGTTTTTCAGCGCGCCGAAGCGCGGTTAAACTGGTGTGTTAATTAAATTTTGGACTTCATCCGCAGCCGCCTTGCAGCGTGCGAAATTTGCTGATCTGCTCGGTGCGCTTCTAGCGACCGCAAGCCGATCTCTGTGCCTTCATATGCAGGCGTTGTTACGATTGACACGTCATACAGTGAC